ACTTATCTGGATGACAGCAGCCTCCGTATGGAAGAGAAGCTTCTGGTGCAGAGAAAGGAGAGTGCGGAGAAGATCAAGAGACAGGTGGAGGAATGGATGCTGACGATCCCGATCAGGATGCAGAGGATCATCCGGTATAAGATCTTTGAAGAGAGGACATGGGAGCAGACAGCGGTGAAGATTGGGCGGAAGGCTACGGGCGACAGTGTAAGAATGGAATTTAATAACTTCATGAAAAAATAATTTCGTTTTTTTCGCTTTTTTCGTTTTTAAAATGCTATAGTATAGACTGAACCGAGTGTGATGACAGACATCTTGGTTTCCTCCCCAAACCTAGAAAGGGCGCTTTGCTTCGGCAGGGCGTTCTTTTTCTTGTGCAATTTGTTAATACATTCTGAGTATCTATAAATGGTGATGGAATGTATCAAACGGTATCAGATAATAACAAAATGCAATGAATTATATTGAAAAACGTTGATTTTTTATGAAAATTAGATATAATAGAAGCAAATAAAGCACTTAATTATAATATATTTTGTATATTAGATAAGGGCAAGGTTGTGTGAGGGGTATTATCGGGAGGTGGCAAGTATGGCAACGAAGAGCATTTTGAAGAATGTTAATATCAGTGATAAGCATTTTGCCCGTACATTTGTGCAAGCATTGGAAGAGGCTGAAGATGCGAAATATAGTCCTGCACAACTTACAAGGGAATGTAAGGAAATCACAGGCGATAAAATTAAGGAGTTTTTTGGGAAACGGTGAAATTATCAGAGATCAATCTAAATACACATTTTGTTCAGATTAATTTAAGTGATTTATTAGAGCAGTTGGGAGAGGATGAGGCAAAAGATATCCTCTCCTCTTTTTCATGCCCCTTAAATGCAGACGTAGAAAAATTTTTAAGAGAGAAAGCGATAGAATTTTCTAAAAGAGGATTTTCGAAAACACATCTCGTATATTGGACAACTCAGGATGAAAAAGAAAAGGAACTTGTAGGATATTATACTATTGCTTCAAAATTTATTACTATTCAAAGGAATGCAGTAAATAGCAAAGAAGCACGTAAGCTGAGGGAGCATGGGTTATTTGACGAGAAGTCAGGTGCCTTTACAGTTGCGGCACCTTTAATTGCACAGCTTGGTAAAAATTACTCTGATGGAAATAACAGTTTAATTTCAGGTAAAGACCTTCTTCAGATGGCAATTGAAAAAGTAAAGAAGGTGCAGAATGAAGTTGGTGGACGTTTTGTATATTTGGAGTGTGAAGAAAAGGATAAATTAAGAAAGTTTTATGAGAGCAATCGTTTCAAGTTCTTTGGCAAAAGAGCGTTAGACCGTGATGAAACAGATATAAAGGGAGAATATTTATTACAATATTTTACTATATTGTAGGATTACATAAAAAAGATAATTGATTTAGGACACCCTTCCCAGGGTGTCTTTTCTATGCAATAAACCAAGTCAGAATTGAGAGGTGGTGGTATGCCGCGAGCCAGAAGCCCGAAGAGGGACGAGGCATATAAGATGTGGCTCGACTCGGGCGGGAAGAAAAAGCTGAAAGACATCGCATCCGATCTTGGCGTGTCAGAGACCCAGATCAGGAAGTGGAAGAATTTAGATAAATGGAATAGTAACGTTACTAATCCATCGAAAGGTAACGTTACTAAACGAAAACGGGGCGGGCAACCAGGTAACCACAATGCCACAGGCCCGCCCAGGAATAAGAATGCAGAAAAATTCGGTTTCTTCTCGAAGTATCTTCCGGAAGAGACCGTTTCTATTATCCAGGAGATGCCGACGGATCCGCTGGACATTCTGTGGGATCAGATCCAGATCTCCTATGCCGCGATCATCCGCGCACAGCAGATCATGTACGTCAAGGACAGGAACGATAAGACTATTGAGAAGGTAGAAAAGAAAGATGGCAATGTGATTGGAGAGAAGTGGGAGGTACAGCAGGCGTGGGATAAGCAGGCGAATTTCCTGCAGGCGCAGGCAAGGGCGATGTCAGACCTGCGCGGGAGTATCCGGCAGTATGACGACCTTTTGCATAAGCGCTGGGATCTTGCCACGGATGAGCAGAAGGCGCGGATCGATGCGTTGAAAGCAAAGGTAAAGGACAACGGTCAGGCATCTGCAGAGGATAAGGTCAGAAAGCTGTTTGAAGTAATCGGAGGCACGTTAGATGAAGAAGCTGGATCTGAGTAATGTGTATTCCCCGAAACAGATAGAAGTGCTAAAAGCCTGCAGGTCATCGGATTGGTTTATGCTGATCAATCACGGAGCCAAGAGAAGCGGCAAGACACAGGTTGATAATGATCTGTTTATTCAAGAGCTGATCCGTGTGAGGGGAATTGCCAATAAACTTGGGATTGACACTCCGCAGTATATTTTGGCCGGATACTCACTGGGCAATATTCAGGACAACATCCTCACGGAACTATCAAACAAATACGGTTTTGAATTCAGATTCGACAAGTACAATAACTTCACTTTATTCGGCGTAAAGGTAGTACAGACCAGTCACGGCTCTATTGGCGGTCTGGGGCGGATCCGTGGTATGACGTCCTTCGGGGCGTATATCAACGAGGCGTCCCTTGCGAATCAGGAAGTATTTGACGAGATCAAGGCGAGGTGCAGCGGTCCCGGGGCAAGGATTATCGCGGATACCAACCCAGACCATCCAGAACACTGGCTTTTGAAGGATTATATTGAATCTGAAGCTGGCGGCATCATAAGTTTTCACTTCCAACTGGATGACAATACCTTCCTGGACGAGCGTTACGTTCGTGAGATTAAGGACACCACGCCGAAGGGCATGTTCTATGACCGCGGCATCCGCGGGCTGTGGGTATTCGGCGATGGCGTAGTGTATCCGGAGTTTGACAGGAATGTCCATGTAATATCGCCGGAGCAGGCTAAGAGGATGATCTTTGACCGATTTCTGGCAGGCGTGGACTGGGGATGGGAACACTTTGGAGCGATCGTGGTGATCGGCATGCGCGGGGATGTGTATTATGTTATTGAAGAACATGCAGCCAAGCATAAATATATCGGAGAATGGATCAATGTAGCGAAGGATATGATCAGGCGTTATGGTAATATCCCTTTTTATTGTGATCCGGCCAGGACAGAACATATCTCCGCTTTCCAGAATGCAGGCATCCGTGCATACCTGGCAAATAACAGGGTTCTGTCGGGAATTGAGGAAGTGGCAACCCTGATGACGAAGAAAAAGTTCTTCATTGTATACGAACAGTGCCCGCGGTTTCGTGAAGAGATTTTTAAATATGTCTGGAAGAAAAATACTGGCGAGCCGTTAAAGGAAAATGACGATGTACTCTGCGCAATCCGGTACGGCATCCATTCGGATATGACGGTAAGTACCATAGAAACACCGGAAGATCGGATGAAGAAGGCGAGGAAGATGAGGGGGATGATATAAATGGAAGAGGAATTAAAAGTAAATGAATTTGAGCATGGGGCGGACAGGGAGATTTACCATACGCACCAGAACATGCAGCAGGCTTATGGTCCTGAAGCAAATTTTCATTATCGTGCGAACAGTGCGGATGAGATATTAGGCGATCTGAATAAATTGAGAAACATGATCCTGGATCATCATCAGGTACAGTGCCCGCGTCTTGCATCCCTGGATAATTATATGAAAGCGAGAAATGATGGGATATACAATGATGACTGCAGGAGGATGGAAAGAGAGAAAGCCGACCATAGGGCTGCCCATAATTTTGCCAAGATCATTAATCTCTTTGATGTGGGATACAATACGGGAATTCCGATCAAGAAGGCAAGCGATAATGACAGCATCAACGAACTGATCAGGGAATATGACCGGCAGAATGACATCGAGGCATTGGACAGCGAGTTGTGGCGCGATTTTCGGAAGTACGGCAGGGCTTATGAATTGCAGTACCGCAACCAGAACGATGAGGACTGCTCTGTAATCAGTAATGTATTTGAAACATTTGTCTGCTATGGATTAGATGTAGAGAGGACTCCGCTGTTTGCCGTGCGTTATCCGAAATACAGGTCTGCCATGGAGGAACTCACGAAGGTAATTGTATATACAGATACGGAGATCATTACCTATAAACCGTGCTCTTTAAGTATGATGGTATTGGCAGAAGAGAGAAGGGATGCACATTACTGGGGCGAGGTGCCGATAACGGAGTATTCACCTGACAGATACCGGCAGGGAGGATATGAGGACGTTACTTCTCTAATAGACCTGTATGATGCGGCGCAGTCAGATACAGCAAATTATATGACGGATTTCAATGAGGCGACGCTTGTAATCTCCGGTGATCTGGATATGGGGAGGTATTCTGTCAAAGAAGTGATAGAGATGAAGCGTGCGAATTTGCTGCTTCTTGCAAATGGAGTGAACCCGGACGGCAGTAAGAGCCAGACGGATGCAAAATATGTGTATAAGCAGTACGATGTGGGCGGAGTGGAAGCATATAAAGGGCGGCTGCAGAAGGATATCCACAAGATTTCATTTGTACCGGATCTAACGGATGAGGCGTTTAGCGGTACGCAGTCTGGGGAGGCCATGAAATATAAGTTGTTTGGATTCCAACAGTTGTCAAAGAGCAGCCAGCGGGGATTTAAGAAAGGGCTGATGCGCAGATACCGCCTTCTCCTGAACATTAAGAATTATGTCAGCGAGGCAGATAATGCGGATTTAGGGGATTTCACGATTACATTTACACCGAATCTGCCCAAAGCAGTGTTAGAAGAATTGAAAGCCCTTGCCGATGCTGGTACGCAGTTCAGCCAGGAAACGCTCCTGGAGCTTGCATCTTTTGTAGAAGATGCTAAGGCGGAGATAAAGAGGATTCAGGAAGAAGACAAGAAGATTCAGGAGACGGTTGTTGACCAAAGTATGTTTGGGGTTGATATAAATGGACAGTCACGAATACTGGAAGCGCAGGGAACAGGAACAACTGAGGCATAATATCACGAGCGAGGCAGAGTATCAGAAGCGTATCAGGGAGATTTACGGCTATATGATGGACCAGATCCAGAAAGAGATCAATGGATTCTATACCAGATATGCGAAAAAGGACGGGATCATGCTATCAGAGGCGAAAAAGCGGGTATCTAAAATGGAAATTGAAGAATACGGGCGCAAGGCTGCCAAATACGTGAAGGATAAGGACTTCTCTGCTGAAGCAAATGAGGAAATGCGCCTTTATAATGCAACCATGAAGATCAATCGGTTGGAGATGCTGAAAGCGAATATAGGTCTGGAGTTAGTGGACGGATTTAATGATCTGCAGAAGTATTTTGACCAGGTATTGACGAAAAGGACACTGGATGAGTTTGAGAGGCAGGCGGGGATTCTGGGAAATACGATAGGGAATAACAAGAAGGCAGCGCATTCAATCGTGAATGCGTCTTTCCACAATGCTCGGTTCTCTGCCCGGATCTGGATGTATCAAGATATGATGAAAGCGGAGTTGTCCAAGCTTCTGCAGGTAGGGCTGATACAAGGGAAACATCCTAGGGTATTGGCAAGACATCTTACGGAATTATTTGGAGTCCGAAGATCAGATGCGGAGCGCTTGTTGCGTACCGAACTGGCTCGAGTACAGACCGAAGCCCAGAAGCAGTCTTTCGAAAGAAGAGGATATGACCAGTATGAATTCATTGCCCTTGGGGCGGCTTGTGGGATTTGTCGGGATCTGGACGGAAAGCATTTCAGGGTTAAAGGTATGATGCCAGGGGAGAATGCGCCGCCGATGCATCCGAACTGCCGGTGCAGCACAGCGGCATATATGGGCGGAATTGAGACTGAAAAGTGGATGGCAGGAAAATATCCTGAAGATTCGAATGAGAGAAACTTACGGATAAAGAGATCAAAAAAGCAACTTCAAAAGATTGCAAATGAATACAGTAAAATGATTCAAAAATATACAGTGCGTGATAGTCGGTGGAGTGGAAGGATAGAAGTGGATGATGAACAGTGTAAAAAAAGAAGAATTAGTGGACAAAAGAAATGGTCCTGTGATATTTTGCTAAAATCGGACTGTCAGAGGCGAACTATTGTGCATGAACTTCTTCATTCGTGCTCTGCAAGTTATCTGAATCCTATAACCTATATTCGATATGGGCGTATGGAGGAAGCTTCTGTAGAGCTTTTGGCCAGAGAAATATGTGCAAATGAAAATATACCATTTACAGCGAACAAAAATCCAAAGGTTCAAATTTTGTATGAAATAAATGAGCTTGTAGGAATACGTGATAATGACTTAGATTTTGCTACATCTCTATTTGCAAAATCATTGGAGAGAAGGTATAATTGGCTTGAAGGAAGAGTTGACAAATTTTTGCAGAAGGATAACGTATCAAGTGAAGAGCGCAGCAGGTTGGAATTTTTGTTGTCGGAGTTAAAGGGGCATAAATGATGCAGATAGAAGAAGTGGTAAGAAAAATTTATGATTTCAAAGGTAGTGAGAAGGAGTGGTTGGAATTCGAAAAGGAGATTGAGAAGGAGACAGAAAACCTTTCAGAAGAAGAAAAAGCATACCTTACGGAATCAGACGCAATGGAGCATTTGTTTATGGTATGTGATGGGATTAGATTTGCAAGGTATATGGAATAAAAGCCACCAGTCATTTTGGCCGGTGGTTTTCTTATACTTATTTAAGTTAGAAAGGAAGGATGATACAGCTTGATTGAAGTGAGTGTCCGTATGGATAGGATTACTATAACCGGTCATTCGGGATATGATGAACCCGGTCGGGATGTGGTGTGCGCCGGCGTGACGGCATTATGCCAGACTTTAGTCAGATCAATTGAGAGTCTGACGGAGGATGCAATTGAATACGAGATATCGCCCGGAAGGGCTGATATACAATATGGGAATCTGTCGGAGAGATCAAAGGCTCTGGTAGATTCCTTTTTCATTGGCATCTGTATGATTGCTGATGAGTTCCCGGATTATGTCCGGACAACATGAAAGAAAGAGAGGCAAGAGAAATGTGTAACAAAACGGTAGAGGCATTGTTCAAGAGGGCGGAGGCAAAGCATTCCGTTCCTGGGAGCAGGCTGCAGCTATTTGCAGGAGACGGCTCTGGTGACGATGGCGGTGATCACGATGACGGTGGTTCTGGCGATGATCCCAATGACGGTGATGATGGTTCTGGCGATGATCCCGGTAACGGTGATAATAAGCGGCTGTCGTTTGATGATTTTCTTGGGCAGGAGGGAAACCAGTCTGAATTTGATAAGCGTGTGCAGGCCGCTGTTGATGCGGCAGTGATACGCGCGCAGGAAGAATGGAAGAGCGCGGCGGATGACAGGGTATCCGAGGCCGAGAAGCTAGCGAAGATGACCAAAGAAGAGCGGGAGAAGTACCTGCAGCAGAAGGAGCGGAGGGAATTTGAAGCAGAGAGGGCGGCATTCGAACGGGAAAAACTTCTGGTGGAGATTAGAAAGGAGCTGCAGGAGCAGACGCTTCCTCTTGTTTTTGCAGATCCCCTTGTAACGATTTCCG